GTCTCCTAAGTGGATTATCACATCAGGCTTCTTGTCCACAGCGTACTTCCCCGCCCACTCCAGATGGTCTATCGGGTGTCCCGGCTTTACCTGTGTGTCTGGTATTACAAGATGCTTCATAGCAAGTTCCTAAAGGCTGACATATCGTGCAGATGTTTGTATTGTAATGAACGTAAAGGCTCAGTAACTGCTGTTCCTGCGTAAGTAAGTGTATCGCCTGAATCTTTGTAAATCAGTTCTGGATGGTTTAAGAACTCGTCAGACGGAAGCCAGCCTATCAGCTCTACAGAAGGGTCTTTCTTGTTTATGTGGCAAAAGACGTAAATATCTGTTACTTTTCTATCTATTGAGTAAGCGGGAATATTGAAATCGTAATAGTCTCTCGGATCAGTCCCACGTACAGTAGTCTTTACGTCAACTTTGAAATCAGAAGTACCGGACACTAGAAAGTCATATTCATACGTGTCGTCCCAGCTATAGCTAAAGTCATTTCGGTCAAGAAACGCCTTAAACTCTTCTTCACCCTTCCGGCCCCATTTTAACATATCAGGACGTATGCTACGCTTTGACAGTTTACTCACAGCAACCACCAGTAAAGCAGTAGGAAGGTAGCCACAGAAACAGTGAGCCTAAGTAATACCCCAGCTAAAAGGGATGGTATGCTCTGTGAAGTATCTAAATCCATTCTTTTCGGCCCATTCGCCATGTGTGAATTTTGTTCCATCTCTACGTTTCCTCGCTCCCGGCATCGGGGTTTTAGGGTTGTAAAATACAAAAACAAGTTCATCATGCTTTCCTAGTCCAGCAGCAATATCCACATACTTACGAGCTTCAAGCCTGTCTCTAAAACGGCCCTTAGCCTCAATGTAGATAGAGTTTTTGCCTTCGTGAAAAATGAAGTCAGGGTGATACGTCCTGTACTGAACGTACTTGACAGTTGCGGAATGACACTTACAGCCTTTGAGTTGCTTATGATGTAAATCATACTCAAACCAACTGTCGTAGCCTTTAGGTGGCTTCTTCGTCCGTTTCTTCTTCTTGCTTGGAATTTTCATACGGTGGACTCCAGATTTGCCCTTCTTCACGCCTGAGCCATAAGAGCCTTGCATTCTCAATTACGCGCTCCTCTGAATCGTATAACTCTACGCACTTATCGTACATCTCCTGCTCAGATAACCCTTCTAACAGCTTTTTAGACTTCACTGGCCCTATCCCTGTCAGGCCGATGATATTGTCTACACGGTCGCCTGTTAGAATCTGCTGATAAAAGTTAAACATACCTTCTTCGTCACTTACTGTTTGATACGTGTTAGTCACAAAGTTGTAGTGATGGCCCGGAACTTGTAGGAAGTCTTTATCAACACTACAGATAAGACAGTTATCTCTGTTCTCTGTGGCCTTGATAGCAATAGCGTCATCGGCTTCTTCGTTTTCTGACACGACTGCCTCAAAGTTCTGGATTAGATGTTCTCTAATTGTAGGGATAAAGCGGGGTTTCTGTTTTGTCCTGTTGCCTTTGTATGGCGCAGTTACAGCAATCTCATTTCTGAAATTAGCTTTACCTGTTAGGAACATATAGAATTCTGTGTAGCGGGGGTGCTTCTCGACTATGGTTTGTAGCATATTGTCAACGTAGGTGTTGACCATTGCTTTGACTAGCTTTTCTGAAGCGTCAGGGTCGTTCTCGGTAGCGTAGCCAAGTCTATAGCATATTATGTCGGCATCTACGAGAATCATAAGAGAGAGAGAAATAGGAGCGTCCTTGCTCCTACGCGCTCACGGATGCTAGATGGCTTCTCGATTTATATCAGCTTCTCTTGAGAAGGGGACACTCTCAATGATTCTGATAGGGCCAAACAGCGTTGGGTATTTACCGTAGCTGTTTTCATACCAGCCTAGCGTTACGCGAATCTTAGTACCGTTACCTAGCAGTTGACCTTCTTCTAACTCTTGGCCTTCTGCAAATTCAAACTCAAAAGGATTCTTGCTCTTGAGCGTGATGTACTTACCTTTTTCATCGTGATTATTGTAAGTGACACCAGCCTCGTCCATCATTGATAAGGCGGTTTCACTCATATTCTGTACTTCAAAGGTGTACTGACCTTTTTCGTTTCTCTGATCGTCACGGAACTTTCCCCAAAAAAGCTCACCTAAAACGTCTTTTTCAAGTTTGGCTCGTTTGATCTTTGAGTCTCCAGTCTTGACTATGTGCATAATTATCTCCAATTAAAGGTGCGGATTAAGAATATATGATAAATTACTAACTGTCAATGAGTTTCTGCCCACGTTTTGCCTATTTTATATTCGGCATCTAACGGGCAGTTCATATTAAAATACAAACTCATTTCACGTATTGCTTCTACTGCCAGCTCTCCCAGTTGATTAGCGCAGAACTCTGGTGCTTCTATCTGCCACTCATCGTGAACATTCGCCACAAAATCGCACGGTATTCCTGCTTCTGTTAGTTTCCGGTCTAGCTCAACTAATGCTTGCTTCATGGCTATCGCTCCTGCTGACTGTAACAACGTATTTAGAGCTGAGTGTTCTGACCTGACAAGTAACCTTCTACCGTCTAAGCCTCTAAGGTAACCACATTTTGCCTGTGCTGCTACTTTCTGACGTAGGATGGCAAGAGCTGGCGTGTTACGTAAGAACTCGTCTATCATCTTCTTACCGTGACGATAATCACCGCCTACAATTTGGCCTATCTTGGCTGGCCCAGCACCGTATAGAAACGCATAGATAAATGTCTTGGCCTGATCTCTGGTCTGTAGTTTTGCAGCCTTTTGATTTGCCGTGTGGATGTCACCGTCTAGTAGTTCTTTTGTGTAGTTCTCGTCATTCATGTAGTGGGCCAACATTCGTAGTTCTAAGCCACTGGCATCAGCTCCTACAAGAACATTACCCTTCTCGACAGTCCAACACTCTCTACACTCTTTACCAAACTCAGATTTGAATGAAGGGACTTGTGCCATATTTGGGGATATATGAGCCATCCTGCCTGTCACAGCTCCACAAGTAATTACCCTGCCGTGTACTCTGCCGTCATCCTGCACGGCTTCTAGCCAGCTCTTAACTTGTGCAGAGCGTTTCTGTAGCAATAAATACTCCAGTATCTTCTTGGCCTCTGGCAAATCAATCTTCTTTAGCTCGGCCTCATCTACAATCGGATTTCCTTTATCAGTTTGCTTCGTAAACTTCGCGCCCAGCTCTGTCAGGCGTTTATAAATCTGCTGTCTCGAACCTACATTAAATTCTTCTACGTGATCTTTAAGACGCTTGCCTGTTTTCTCGCTGTATCGCTCTGTAACAATCGGTGGAAATATTTTTTGTAGTTCTTCCGTGATAGCCCACATCTTATTTGTGAACTCATGGTACAGACCGTTTGCCATTCTCTCATTCAGCTTGAACCCAGCTTGCTCCTGCTTCTTGATAATACTGGCTACCTTGTACTCCATCGCCACGCAGTTAGCCGGAAACTTATCTAAGTGCATCTGTAAACGCTCGTACAGCTTCTCTAGCACCTCCACATCACGCTGACAGTATTCAAGCATCTCTTGACTGAACCCAGCATCGTAATCTGTGAAGTCTCCCTTCTCGTAACCTAACGTTTCACCCCACGATGCTAAACTGTGGCTTCTGCGTTCTGGTAAAGCCATTCGAGAAAGAATCAAAGTGTCCACTAGCTTCTCGTGTGGAATCTCTATGTCCCACACATCGTATAAAACAGGCGCATCAAAGCCAATGATATTGTGTCCGGCTATTTGAGTTGCCTGATTTATGCGGTCTTGTAAACCTTCTCTGGTTGTAAACACGGTGAACTCGTCACCCTCTTTTAACACACAACACCATATCTTATCGTGCGCCAACGTTGTCTCAATATCTAAGTATACCATTTAGTCCTCTTCATAATTTTCTAGTTCGATTTCATCTTGTAAGTGTTTTAAATCAGGACGGTCTATAATTTCAAAATCGTCCTGTATGTGTCTAAAACAGTTATTACAAAGGTCAAGATATTCATCAGTTTGAGCTGATTTCCGTGTAACTTCATAGTCCGTTAGAAGCTCATCACACGCTCTACATCTCATATTTTAAGTCCACTGCTCCCTGCTCTGGATCAACATATTTTACGACTTCTATAACTTTTGATAAGTCTGCAACTTCATTCAAAGGGATTAACGCAAGCATGGAAACAAGCGCGTAGCTTTGCTTTTCATGTTCAACATTATACTCCGCATCGTCTAAAGCGTCTGTAACATTATCATAATAACTAATCTGATACATTTGCTTCTTTCCCACAACGCATACATAAGGCTACTTCGTTTTCTGCTCCCATGATGTGTAAAAAGTCATGACCCTTGAAAAAGCATAATATCCTATCTAAAAGTTTCATACAGCCCCCTCAGTTGTTATAGAGCTGACAGGTGCTAAACGTCCTGTCTGCAAATCATATTTAATTTCACCGCATGGCCCAGTTAGCCCACTGAAACGATTCTTTAACACTGACAATTTGGTCGTGTTTCTTTCCTCATCAGTCTCAGCCAGATTGTTACGCTCTAACGCCAAAACACAGTCTGCAACGTGAGCTATACCGCCACTACCACGTAAGTGACTTATGCTTACCTTCGCGCCTTCCTCATGGCCTTTCTGTTGTGGTCGTTTCAGATGTGAAATACAAAACAAACCAACGCCAGTCTCTTCTACTGCTGTTCTGAGTTTGGTCATTAGTTCGTCCAATGCCTGTCTCTCGTCTGCATTACCTTGAGCCGATACTACCATAGTAACGTGGTCTAAAAATATATAGTCACAGTCCATTCCCTTTGCCATATATTTAACACGGTCAACTATCACGTTGATGTCGCTACTCCCAAAGTGTCTAAATATCATAAAACGGCCTGTCCCCATTGTGGCATCAAACGCTTCTCTGCGTTCCTCTTCAGTTGTCACAGTTGTGGGTAAGTGTAACGGCTTGTTTAAATGCAACGACATCATTGATTCCGCTGTTGTTCTAGTAGCTTCCTCTAGCATTAACAGGCCGATATTCGCGTCTGTTTTCTGCAAGATGTGATAAATAATTTCCCTCATAAATTGAGACTTGCCTAACCCAGTTCCGGCACAAATACAAACCAGCTCTTTCATTCTGATTCCGTAGGTCTTTTCGTTAAGTGCTTCAAAAGGGTAGCGTAGGTCTGAATGCTTTGGCGGGTCTTTAACCTCTTCCCATAGTTCAGCACCGTTAATAATTTCATCGGGTACGTGCTTTTTGGCTTGGTGAAACAGCTTCTCATATAACCGTTCCTGTCCTGCCACCAAATAGTCACAAGCATCCTTGTAACCGTCTTTATGCTGTATGATGTATGTCCTGTCAGATAGCAAACCAGCCACTTGTTTAGCCGCTTTCTGTCCTGCCTCGTCATTGTCAAAACAGATGTATATTGCTTCAAAGGTCTGCAACCAGTCCATAGCCGCCTGACAATCCTTGTAAGCACCGCTGGCCCCGTTTTTAAGACTAACAACACTGTAACGGCTCCCTGTCATCTGAAAGGCCGCCATAGCGTCAAATTCACCCTCTGTAATTGTTAGGTATCGACTGCTGTTAGAATTAAACAACTGTTGCCCAAACAATCCACAGGTATTCCACACATCTTTTGATTTACTCGTGATTGAGAACTTTTTATCTGGAAACCTAATCTTAACGGCTAACGGTGATCTCTTGTCGTCAGGGTCATAATATCCGTAGTAAGTGCGATCTCCGGTGTACAAACATCTAAAATGTTTGCAAGTCAAGGCCGTCAACTTCCTTTCTGGTATATCTCGGTAATCACCAGTATTTATGAAGTTCTCAGCGTCTACAAAGGATATGCGTTTTTCTGAGCCTTCAGGGTTTTGCTTGGGAACCTGAACTGGCCCCCCGTATTCCTGTTTTTTTCTAGCGTCACAACTGAAACATCTAGTCCAGCCGTCCATAAAATAGGTTTTACAACCTTTATGACCACAGTCATCGCAGTCTTGGTGAGTTGCCTTGTATTTATTTTCCATCACCTAATTATCCCCAAAGTTAACATAATGAAAGGTATGCGAATTGTCCAACCGTTGTAAAAGCAAGGCGTAGCAGTTCCATCGGTGTCAATCACAAGTGTTGGTACATCACCCCCAGTGGATTCAAGGTCTAAACCTATTCCCCATCGTAGGGTGATGGTTATTGTCAAATTAAAAAAATCAAAACTCATAAGAGGTCTTAAATGTCCTACACCAACTGAAATACTCTGTTTCTTCCTGTGTCAACTTTACCACATCATGCTCTTGTACGCAGTATAGCTTAGCCGCCATCTTCGGTGACATATCTAAATCCCGTACATCCTTCACAGCTTTCTGTAAACACAGAATGTAGGACTTGATTGGTTTGTCATAATATTTCTCTATCATAGTTGAATTCCTTTTAAATTTCGGCTACCCTCTACGAATTCGTTAAACGAAAACGTTTTTTCGAGTACCGGACAGGTGCAACTGCTGAGGCACGAAAACGAGACGTTAACGTACAACCGCAGTTATTGGTTTATCTTTCACTCTTCTGATCTCAATACACGGTATGTCACCGTATTTCGTTACAGCGTCAAGATAAGTACCGTAGACCGTAGTTTTTACTTTTTCGGCCTTCCGGTCGTAAATCTCCCAAAAATCGTTAATGTATTTCGTTTTCATATATATGCCTCGTATGTTTACGGCTGAACCACCCTTTCAGTGTGTCCAGTGGTATCTGTGTCAGCTCTGAAATCTCCCGCATTGATAAGCCAGATTCCCGCAGTTTGAGTGCTTCCTGTACTTTTTCTTTTGAATGCGCCCTTCCGTGGGCGTAGCCTTTCCTGTAATTCATGCTTCTTTAACCTCCTGAATTGAATCTAAGCGAATTGACCGCCAATCCTGTATATCAACATCGTACAAGGTAATGATCTCGTCAGTATGCTTACGATGGCCTCCAGAAGTCTCAGGAGCGTTTTTAAGCGTTCCTGTCAGAACTCTAGTAGTCCCATCCCTCTTAGTGAAAGTGAACGTCAGCGCGCCTTTACGGAGCTTGTGGAGGTATATAGTCTTTTTTAGTTTGTTAATCATTTATGTTAAACCCCTCTAGTTCATGTTTATAGTCTTCATTGTCAGTTACTTTACCTTCAGCCTTGAGCTTGCGGTGCTGATTTGCTCTCCACATGGCTTCAATCTTCTGGCTTTGCGTGTAGGTGTTCCAGCGTATTATGTCTTTGTAGTGGCGGTGACATCCTACGCAAAAAATCGAGGCCACAGTGCTAGTTGAAAACACACCCTGACATGGATTAGCCACAAGGACTTTCTTGGTCAGTGGTTCAGTCATCTTAATAGGTATTCTCATTTTTTTCCCTCCAGTTGTTTAAATTTTCGCCTAGTTTTATGCCTCTATTCAAAACCTGCATGGCGTTTTCTTTAGATGATGCGTGGTGAACCATCTCTGAGGCCATTGAAACTAGAATTGTGGCAAAGTCTCCAATGCTTACATCATAATCAACGCATTTTTGATAACAGTTCGCCCACAGCTCATTACGTAAAGATGACATCTTTTCAATAGATAACGGCTTGACCATTGTTAGTCCTCCAGTTGTTTATGTATTCAGATACAGCCGAAACTGCCTCATAATTGAACCCGCCAATGTGCCAGCGATACCCAGATGCAGTTGAGATTTGCGGTAAAGTTTTCCAGTCATAAATACTGGCCTTGATTTCCTTGCCATCTGCGTCTTTAAAGAGCAAAGCCCATTCGTAATTGACCTTATCAAGATCAATATCAACGGTGTGCGAATAAGTAGGCGTACCAAATATTTTCACCAGTTCGTCAAAATCAACGGTCTGGTAGCCTTGTAGGCTAGTTCCGCAAGTGTCGGCTTGGGTGTGCAGTAGTTTCATGTTATATAGTCCTCTTTTGATGGTTTAAGGTAACAGCGCGTATGCTGTTATTGT